CGCCCACAACGACACCGCCATCGCCTATGCAAACCTTATGAGTGGAACGGCGGTGGTAATATATCGGCTGTATATTGTGAGTCATATCAATTGGTCTTGTATTTGTACGTGTTGATTGCTGCCAAATCGGCACTGGCCTTAACTATTTTCTGAGCCAGCGAGCTGCGCCATTGATCTAACCGATCGGCTATGTCTGCATCCGACAGCGCCAGTATTTGCGTGGCCAAGATAGCGGCATTCTGCGCTCCATCGATGCCGACAGTTGCGACAGGTATACCCGGCGGCATTTGCACAATAGACAATAGAGCATCACGGCCTTCCAAACTCGACCGTATGGGCACCCCGATGACAGGCACGGGCGTAAGCGCCGCAATAACGCCGGGCAAGGCAGCAGCCATGCCGGCGGCGGCAATAATGACCTTGATGCCGCGAGAGCGTGCTTCTGAGGCAAATCGCTCCACCTGATGCGGTGTGCGATGGGCACTCAAGGCGTGCATCTCAAAGGGTATGCACATACTGTCAAGGAAAGCCGCGGCCTTGCTGACTACGGGAAGGTCACTGGTGCTCCCCATGATGATACTAATAAGCGGTTGCATAATTCACTTTATATAGTTGTCAAATAGGATATATCACTACTGCATCGGGGGCGGGTATACCAAGCATGAGATAGGTGGCCAACGCACCCAGCACCCATCCGGCCAATACCTGCAAAGTGTCGTGTGCTCCAAGGATGACGCGAGCCGTACCCACGATGCCTGCTACAATCACCATACCGGTGACCCACGGCATGGGGTCGATGTCGGTCAATCCCGACAGCACAAGCCATATAACCATGCCCAAGACACCGCCGATGGCAGTAGCATGGCCGCTGATTTTCCACCACCGTGATATGGCAATGCACACCATAGCCACAACAAAAGCCGCGGCAAAAAACATAATCATCCACCACGGCGCACTTATACGCCATATGTACAGCCCCGCAGCCACATAGCACAGCGAAATAAGCAGCGTAGGCAGCGTGCGCTGACGTCTGTCGCTGATGTCAACATCGGTGATGCGTCCCAATCGTAGCAGCGTCAACAGCATTGCCATGGGTATGCCGCCGGTAATAAACAGCACGAGCACGCACGCCATGAAGCGAACATTTTCGGGAGTGGTATTCAGCGGTGTAATCCACATGGCCACGGCCACGGCGTATGTCGGAATGAGCAACGGCGAGAATACCGCCGAAACATAGCGTGCTGCACGGCTCAGCGAAAGCGGCACGCCGACAACCTCGGCGTCCTCGGACTTCTGTGTCTCGCGGCCGGAGATCGGGGCCTGTTCACGGTTGGGTGTCGATGTCTGTTCCATTGTATGTTATATGTCAGATTTTTTCGTTGTCACAAGAATAATTGCTATTATCATCTACATACTCCATGCAGGCTCCGCTGCCGCGTCAAGGTTTCTTGCGTAACCGTGCCACCGGAATATCCAATCGCTCGCGATACTTGGCCACCGTACGACGTGCTATGGGCACTCCACGTTCGGCCATGAGTTCACAAATACGACGATCGCTCAGCGGAGCCTTGTGGTCTTCGCCCGAAATAATCGAGCGCATGGTTTCCAATACCTGTATCGTCGAGGTGTCAGAGTCTTCGATGGGCCGTTCGTTAAAGAACATCTTCAGCGCCCATACGCCACGCGCCGTGGCCACGTACTTGCCTGCACACGCACGCGAAATTACGCTGAGGTCCATACCGGTAATTCCACCTATATCCTTGAGTATCATAGGACGTATCAGGCGCTCATCGCCACCGGCGGCAAAGAATGGCTGCTGCAAAGACACTATGGTGCGCATCACTCGCAGCAACGTATCATTGCGCCGCTGAACCATAGAGATAAATGTATTGGCGTCTTCCACCTTACGGCGCACAAACAATGCCGCATCGCGGCGCCTCGCATCGGCACGCGACATCTTAGGCGCATCGGCCGGCGTCGATGGCACAGACGCCACAAAGGACTGCTCCAAAGCCAAGGCCGGTAAACGTTGGTTGAGCGAAACGCTGAAACGTCCTCCGCCCAAGTACTCGACAGTGAAATCGGGCGTGATATGCTCCAAACGATCATCAGGGGCCTCACCTGCATTGGTTCCTCCGGGCTTGGGATCCAAACCACGTATGACATCTATTGCATTACGCATATCATCCTCATCCACATGCAGACGCGCCTTCAGACGGTCGTAATGCTTGTGCGTAAGAAGGTCAAAATGTTTGTCCACAATCTCGGTAGCCACACGCAGCTCAAAGGTCTTGGGCTTGCGACGCTGCAATTGAAGCAACAGACAATCACGCAAATCCGTGGCGGCAATGCCCGCTGGGTCCAACGACCGCACCACATCAAAGGCACGTTGCATGTCCGCCTCCGAGACTTCCACGCCCTCAGCTATCGCGATATCCGAAGCTATAGCGCTTAAAGCCCGTGACATGCGTCCATTAGCATCTATATTTCCAATAATGTAAGTGGCGGCAAGGCGAACCTTATCATCAAGCGTATACTCGGCCAGTTGCGCCAATAGCGAATCGGCCTGGCTGGCTACATCCGCATTGGCCTCTATAGGAAACGTTGACGAGGAATCGCCACCACCCGAGCGGGCACGGTAAGGCATCTCAGGCGCATCAAAAGGTACGTCCTCATCCGAACCATAGTCGGCACGCTGCATCTCTTCAGCAGTCTCGTTCGAGCCTTCGCCATCGCCGCCGGCGTCTTCGCCGGCGTGCGCATCGTCATGACCTTCAGCGCCTTCGTCCTGGTCACCGGCAGACAACGCCGGATTGTCATCGACCTCTCGGCGTACCTTTTCCTCAATCTCGGGAGCAGTCATCTCAAGCATCCTTACATATTGTACCTGCTGCGGCGTCAACCGCTGCGTCATCGTCTGTTCTTGCTCAAGGTGTTGCTTTTCCTTCATATCCGTCAGGTAAGTTTCCGTTTGCAAAAGCCCCGACAAAAACAAACGCACACCGATAGCAGTCGAGCGCACGCAGGTAGCGGCTTTGCAAGCGCGAAGTTAGTAATTTTTTCCGAAAAAGTGCGCGTATATGCCTGCCTTATGCTAATTTTGTGGTGCGTTTTTGTTGCGCGAAAAAAACAGCCCTCAACCAATATCGACATGCCGAAAAAAAAATACTCCAAAGAATGCGTCTACCTCCGCCAGCGAAGCCGAGCTAATGGACTTATAGCGCTATATCTCGACATCAACGCAGGAGGCCGACGCCGAAGTGAATATTTGCGGCTCTACCTCGTGCCTGAGACCACGCGCGAGGACAGAGCCAAAAACCGCGAGACGCTCAAAGTTGCGAACGCGATAAAGGCGCAGCGCATCATCGACGTTCAGCGCGAGAAGCAGGGGCTCGGCAGTAGCGGTGAGCACGTATTATTTTTTGATTTTGCTGAAGCGTTTGCAAATAAGCACACGAACGCACAGGGCGAAGTGTCAGCACCATGGCGAAGTACGATTATCAGACTTCACTCATACGAGCGTCATGGGGATATTACGTTTGCGCAAATCACGCAAAAATGGGTAGAAGGCTTTCTCCGACACCTTTCTATGTCGCTATCGCGGAGGGGAAAAAACGGGCAACCATTGTCGCCCAACTCGGCTAAGTTATATTTTACCAAGCTCAAGGCCATACTCAACAAAGCCGTGGCGCAAGGCATCATCAGCAAGTCTCCGGCCTCCGCCGTCGGCAATCTTAAAGGAGTAGAGACCACACGACAGTACCTCACCATTGACGAGCTGAGCAGACTTGCCGAGACGCCGTGCCGCAACAGCATACTGCGCAGAGCTTTCCTTTTTTCCTGTTTCACCGGCCTAAGATATAGCGATGTTTCCGCGCTTACGTGGGGAGAGGTTCATCGGCAGGGCGATTTTACGCGCATCGTTTTCGCACAAAGAAAGACCGGCGGCCTCGAGTACCTCGACATTTCGCCACAGGCCGTGATGCTGATGGGCGACCGAGCCGAACCACAAGCCCTGGTCTTTGCCGGGTTGCCAATATTAACAAGCGCCAATTATACGCTAAGCGCATGGAGCCGCCTTGCCGGCATCGATAAACATATTACATTCCATTGCGCTCGGCATACCTTCGCGGTTATGATGCTCGACCTCGGCGTTGACATATACACAGTCAGCAAGCTACTCGGACACCGCAACCTTGCGACAACGCAGATATACGCAAAGGTGTTGGACAAGAAGAAGCAGGCTGCCGCAATGCTGATACCGAACATCCTACCTAACGAATAGATGTGTTTGTTCACTACCATTGAACAAATGAGATTTATTGAACATTTGCAATCGAAAAAGGGTGGAAACCGGGAACGGCTTCACCCTTTTTTATTTGCGGTAGAACTCGCCGCTGCCGGTGAGCAGCCAATCGGCACTGACGCCGTAGTCGCGCACGAGGAACGACAGCCAGCAGGGCTGGAAGATGTCGCGACTTACATCTTTTTCAAGGCTGTTTAAGTTCCAGCGATTAATTCCGTAACGAGCCGTAAAGGTTTGTTTGCCGCGAATGCGACGGTCGGCCTTGAGGCGGTACAGCGCCTCGAAGAAGCGCCGTACCACTTCCTGGCTTTCGGGAGTATTCATAATCTACTTTTTATCGGCATAAAGAGCGGCGGCAGAACAGAGAGCCTCTGCGAAATTATAAATATCGTCCAAGGATTTTATCTCGTGCTTGGTTTCGCGCCTTTCGGCGTCAAGCAAGCCGATATACTTTACTGATTTTGCGTTAAGACGCAAGCGACATATCGGGCGACGATTATTGTCATCCATAAGCACCGAGAAGTAATCCTGCGCATCGCGGTACGTAACGCGCGAAACATCCACCACTGAACGGACAATTGCCTTTACTATAAGATACCCATCTATTTCCTCCTGCGTGGTGACCGTTCCGCGTTCCTCGTCAATAGCAACGACGCCCTCGGGCAATTCGCGAGGTGCTGCAGACGCCGGCGCGGTAGACACATCCTCCGCCGTATTTTCGGGCGCAGCGGCCTCGGTTTTGGGTGTATCTTCGACCGTCCGCATGGCGATACCGAGACGGGCGGAAATAGCATCGTTAACAATACCCGAAACAGCTTTTTTTATAAGCGGCGTGAACTGGTCTAATACCTTTTGGTTGACGACACCATCGTAAACCTGCTTTGTAAAAAACTTGACGAAATCGGGAGACGGCGAGGAGAATTCAGACGAGAGGACGCTGCGAAGCTGCGTTGTATATTTCAGCTCCTGCGCCGTACCGAGAATATTTGCCAAATCATAATACGATTTATGAAATTTCTTCAGTTGCTCAATATCCGCATCCGAAAGGTCGAGCATATCCACCACCAAGAACGGCTTGTCGTCCATGATATTTTGTTTGTCCAAGTCGGTATAAAAGCGATACTCGATGCCATTGGTAAGGACGCCGAACCGGGCGTTTGTAGCCGCGAAATAACGCCGCAGCTGGGTGTCATGCAGACTGAGATTTTTATCGCATTGCTTGCATTCGATAAGCAGGACAATCTCGCCATCCATTTTGATAGCGTAGTCCACTTTTTCGCCTTTCTTCTTATTTAGGTCGCAATCCACTTCGGGAACAACCTCAAAGGGGTTGAACACATCATACCCGAGAGTGGCGATAAGTGGGAGGATAAACGCATTTTTGGTCGCTTCTTCGGTGGCGACTTCGCTTTTTTGTTTGCCGATGCGTTCGGCGAGCTGGAGGATGCAGTCCTTAAAGTCCATGGTTGTATTTATTTGGTTTGATTTTCGATGATGGAGATGAGACGGTCGAGTTGGCTGTCGCGCTTTTCGAGCAGGTCAAGCGTGCGCTCCGCCAATTTTCGCTGGGCGGACAATTCTTTAAGAAAACGGTCGACATCAGCAGAAGAATTCACACTATTTCCACTGCCGTTGACATTCGGAGAATAGTCGCCGGTTGAAGATTGTTTAATGGAGGCCTTCAACATATCGCCCTCGCCACGCACCAACCACTCGTAAGACAACTCCGGGTAGGCATGTAGAAGACTTTCTAATTTATCAACCCCGAGTGAGCCTTTGAAATTTTTTATGTAACCATTTGAAAGTCCGGCTTGCCGCTCAAATTCGGCGACAGAAACGCCCAAGCTTTGGATGTAGATAAGAAGTCTTTGTTTTAAGTCCATTTTATTTGTTAACTCTTTTTAACGGAATATTTTCCATTTTAATTTTGTTATTTAGAATATCTTCCCTACCTTTGCATCGGTAACGGAAGCGAACACGCACAAAGTTACGAAAAAGTAAACGATAACGAAAATCTTAAACACATCATTATGCAAACGACATTAACGATATCACTCAGAGAAGCGCGCAAGGCATACAACGCCTTAGCCGACAATACCGAGTTGTTCTCACAGCTCGAAATAAACGGAGCTGACGAATACCTTCTTTCGGAATACGATGAGGCCGAGGCCGAAGATAATCAGCGACTGAAAGACGAAATAGAAGACCAGCTGACGCTGGCAGGAGTAACCGAATTTGAGTTCAGAAACATATAAAAAAAACATACGACAATGACAAAGGAAGAGTTTGAGCAGCGCACAGGCGCAAGCGTGACGCCTGAGGAATATACAGGAATAGAACAGATATACCTCAACGCGCAATTTATGGAGAAAGACGAGTTCTGCCGAAACTGGAATACAAAGACTGGCCGCAGGGCGATAATGGACGCCCTTGTCAAACAGATATATACCCTGAACGAAAAAAACCACAATACAGGACTCATCAACGCCGAGCTCACGGAAAAACAAGATGGAATTATCGACTTCCTGATTGGCAATCCGGATGTCGCCGCGATGCGGCAAAAAGCCATAGAACTCCTTGGCGACGAACGCGAATATATACGTCGCAAGTGCGAGCGCAGCCTCCCACTTGATGACGAAGACAAAGCCGCGATACTTCGGCTTCTATAAGATTTTTAAGTGGTTAGAGAGACAACCAAAGGCGCTCAGCTCGAGAGAGTGCAGGCGCCAGCCCGGGGGGCACACTGCGTGCGAGAGGCAAGCTCGCTATAACGTAGAACGCGCAGGCGCCGGTTCGACTCCGGCGACGGGCACAACGATAAAAGCTCATATGCTGGAGACAGGGGCGAGGCGCGCTGCAGAGGCAGCCCCCGAGGGACAGGCCGCGAGGCCGCACCCCGAAGCGCAAGGGGCGACGATTTAGCATATTTGTCCAAAAAAATAACATGCAATTCTTTCATCATTCTCGCCGCCCCGACAACCCTCGGAAAAATGCGCGATTGCGGAACGCCGCGCATTACCATACAACGCTACGCGGTTCGACTCCGCGCCGAGGGACACAGAAACATCAACTAACACAAACAAGACAATGAAAAAATACAAATTAACAGAGGAAACGGTAACTATCACGCGTAATAGCAAAGAAGTAATCCTACATAGAATTCAAGCATTGCGAGACTTCAACGGCGTAAAAGCAGGCGACCTCGGCGGCTACGTGGAAAGCGAGGCCAACCTTAGACACAACGGGGATTGTTGGATATTCGGCAACGCAAAAGTGTACGGCGATGCCCTTGTGTGCGGCGATGCGTGTGTGAGGTACAATGCCGAGGTGTATGGCAGCGCCGAGGTGTACGACAAAGCATGGATATTCGGCAGCGCCAAGGTATACGACAACGCCGAGGTGTATGGCAGCGCCCATGTATTTGGCGATGCCGAAGTCTACGGCAACGCTGAGGTATTCGGCAGCGCATGGATATACGACAACGCCGAGGTGTATGGCAGCGCCGAGGTATTCGGCAGCGCATGGATATACGGCAGCGCCGAGGTGTACGACAAAG